TCAATTATTCAGCAGCAGCTGTTTTCAAGGTGAAAGTCATCAATCGCTTTGCGCTGCTTCTTAGAAAGTGAACACTATTTTAAAGAACATACTATCTCTAGCAAACCGTTGTGTGCGAAATTATGTGTGTTCTGGCATCACTATCATTGTTAGTAATATCTAATGATTTCCTGATGAAGAACAGCACAACAAATTGTATTTTCTAATAAATCAGAAATGTAAAAAGACACTATTGTTTTAATAAAATAGATAATAGGAAAAGACATGGCAAAGAGAACACCTAAGTCAGTTAAAGCAAGTTGCGACAAGATCTTTAGCAAGATAATAAGAAGCAAGGGAGCTTGTGAGAGATGTGGAGGAGTAGACAACCTACAGTGTGCTCATATTTACAGTAGAAAGTTTGGAAGTGTAAGATTTGACGAAGATAACGCACTTTGCTTATGTGCTAAGTGTCACAGGTGGGGACATGACCACCCATTGGAGTTTGCAGATTTCGCACACGAAATAAAAGAGACAGAGCCTATGAAAGTACAAAAACTTAAATGGAGAAAAGAACAGATAGTTAAACGCAAGATGGCAGACTGGTTAGAGCTCGAAGAGGAATTAAAACAAAAATTAAATGAAACCTAAATGTATGTGTCACATCCACAGAAAGTTGCGAACCGATGGTGCAAAATGCTATTGTAAAGATAAATATTGTGAGTGTTATAAAGAAAGCAAAAAAAAGGGGGAGGCCAACGAAATACAATCCAGAGGTAATGATACCAGCGATTGAGGAGTATCTCGAGCCTTTCAGAACTGGTATGGTGAATGAATTACCCTCAAGATATAAATACGCCAGGGCCATAGGTGTAAATCAGGATACTGTCGTGGAATGGGATAAAATACATGAAGATTTTTCCGTCGCATTAAAGGAAATCGACGCCGTGCAGGCTCAACAATTGAAGGATCACGGCATGTATGGCGGCAAAGAAGTAAACACCACAATGGCTATATTTTTACTCAAAGCTAATCATGGATTGATAGAGACAGAACGCAAACAAGTGGTGGGCGCAGACAATGAGGAGATTAAGATAAGATTAGTGGAGCCAAGACATAATGAAGAGGAATGAATGGAAATTGATCTCCCAATTAAGAACTTTGAAGCGCAGCAGACCATATTTGATTCACCGGCCAGATACAAAATAGTAAGCAAGGGTCGCAGGTTTGGTTTAACTCGTGGTGCAGCTCATGACTTCATTAAGTCTGCCATAGAGAAAAAGTTTAAACAGGGTCTCTGGGTGGATACAGTTAACTCCAATATTGATAGATACGTAGAAAGGTATTTCATGCCGGCACTCAAGAAGCTACCAGAGAATATGTGGAACTGGAGGAAGCAAGCCAAGATACTACATATTCACAAAAGCTACATTGACTTCAGGAGCGCTGACAGACCCGAGAACTTGGAGGGTTTTGGCTATGACAAGATATTTATCAATGAGGCAGGCATAGTGCTAAAAAACGATTATTTGTGGCATAACGCCATAGCTCCCATGATGTGGGACTTCCAACCATCTGTTGTTATTGGTGGCACACCAAAAGGTAAGGGTTTGTTTTGGGAGCTCTCAGAGAGAGGCAAAGACAAGGAACAAGAGGATTATGCATTCTTCCACTTCACAAGCTTTGACAATCCGTTTCTTCCAAAGAAAGTTATGACTGATGAGATCAAGACCATGCCGGATAGAGTTAGAGAGCAAGAGGTCTATGCCAGATTCATGGATGACACTGGAATTGTCTTTAGGAACATCAAAACAATCGCAACGGCACGCTTTGAGAAGCCAAAGCAGGGACGCATGTACGTTATGGGAGTGGACTTGGCAAAACATCAAGACTACACGGTCATCGCTGTTTATGACAGACAAAAGAAAGAACAAGTCTATCAATACAGATTTAATAAGCTGGACTGGCCAACACAGAAGAAGCGCATCAAAGAAACCTCACGCCACTTTAACAGAGCTGTTGTCTATATAGACGCCACTGGATTGGGTGACCCAATAGTTGATGATCTTGTAAGAGATGGCATCCCAGTGGAACCAGTAAAGTTCACCAACCAATCAAAGAAGGAGCTCATTGAGAAAATGGTGATCTTTATAGAACAAGAGAGAATTAAGATTATTCCAATAGAGGAGACCATTAATGAGTTTACTAATTTTACGTACGACATCACCTCATCAGGTAGAGTTAGTTATAACGCTCCACAAGGTTTCCATGATGATATTGTAATCGCCCATTGCCTTGCGGTATCATCTTTATATGAGCCAGTCCAAGTCAGAAGACCGAAAAGCAAAAGTGGTATCGCAGAAGAGTTCAGCAAAAGGCTCAAAGAATACCAAGAAGAGCAAGACGAAGACCCCTATGCCCATTACGCATGATTCATACAAAGTAAGGCTTGCAGTCCAACATATTGAGGATATTTTTGATAGGTTGATTTGCAACTTCGTGCTTACTGGAGAGATTGCAAGATGTGCAAAGGAAAGCTTGATACCCGAAATATCCAAGGTTCAAGTAGCTGTACGTGATCTGGAATTCACACAGCAGAAAAGAGACACTATGAAAACTCTGTGGCCGGATGTTATCTTTAAAGGGAACAAGATCTTTTTAGAGTTCGAGGACGTACCGATTGAGGTAAAAATGTTAAAGAATGAATACGACTTCATACTCTATCCGGAGCAGGTCAGTTTTTTGCACTGGAAATACAACATCCCCAATCAGTGGGACAAATATTGGAAGATGAGAAACTTAGTCAGATGATTGAAAACGTATTAATATTAGTCATAGTCACATTATTGGCTTATATGAGTTGGGGTCGCTACCTCCAGAACAAAGAGAGAAATAAACTTGTTAATGCCATTATTGCCAAACACGCTCAAGACTTGTCGGGAATAGAGGCAATAGAGAAGGTTGATATTGAGACCAAACAACCAGACAGTGTGGATGACAGGTATGTCCCGACTGAAGACGTTGAGGATGATGATTATATAGAAGCAGTTAACAACAGATATTCTTAAATGGAAAACAACATATTAAATCTTTTAACATCAGGAGCAAGAGGCGTGAGGGATGTTGGACAAGCCATTGTTCAGCCCGCGGTTAATTATGGTCAATTTGTGGGAGAAGCGGGGGCCCAGGGTCTTCGTTACATACTTGATCCTTTGTTTAGAAAAGCAATCAACAACCCAGAAAGTCTAACACCAGAAGAAATAGATGTTGTTAATCGTATTGGAGGCACTGAAAGGCAAACTTTCTTTGTCGATCCCGAGAGATTAGCCACCAGAGGTGATATCGCCCAAACAGGTTTAAAAAGGACAGTTGGTGCTGCCAGCTATGCTGTGCCAAGCTTGGGAGCAACATTGCCAGCTGCTGTTGCCAGAGGTGCTTTGGTGGGAGGAGGCATGGGATTTGCAAGCGATGAAGAGAATTTGCTTAATGTGGGAGATGTTGCCAGAGGTGCTGCCACAGGAGGTGTAACAGCTGGTGCTCTTTATGGATTAGGCAAACTGTTGGGCAGGGTTAGAAGACCTAGTCCCCAACCTGCACAAGCTGTGGCTGACCAAAGAAGAGTAATGCCATTAGAACGTCAAGCACCACCTCCTCCTCCACAAGACACTGGATTTGCCCAAACCGCTCTTGAGAGAGGAAAACAGATAAGAGCTACACAAGAACCTCTATTTGTTGGAGAGTCACAGAAAGCTATTCAGGCTAGAACCGAAGCACAATTAAGAGGAACAGTCGCTCAGAAGATACAAAGAGCTGTGAAATCTCTGTCTGACAAAGCAGCAAGATACCGACTCCCTATTGAGAGTGACCAAAGCATTCAAGCATTAACCAAACAAGCAAAATCCATAGCGTTTGAAAACGACGTACCTTTCCGAGATGCGCTTGACGATGTTTTAACAAGGAACAATTTCAACATAGACCAAGTATCCAAGGTTAATCACAGGTTGGCCGGGAGAGGGTTGTTGGCAGATATTGAAAATGCCTACACGAACGGTGATACTAATTTGTTGAGAGAGTTGTCAAACAAAGTAGGGGAGTTGGGTAAACTACCAGGAAATCCATATTCAGGATATGAGAACTTTGTGAAGAATCTGTTGAAGAGGTTTGCAAAACAATAATATGGAAAACAAAGTATTCGACACAAGCCACACAGAGACAGACCAAGTATCACAAAGGATAGAGGCCATGGTTAGAGCAGCTGATAGTCAACGCACTCACTTTGTCAGACGCTGGTATGACAACAATTTCTTTGATGATGGTTATCATTTTAGGTTTGTTGATAGACAGACAAACAGGATAGTTGATCTAACCAGGAAAAAGAGTTTCGGAGGGCCCGTGAGAGCCATCCCAAAGGCTTCCAGACAAATTAGAGGTGTAGCCAACCTTTTGGTATCGGGCGATCCTACTCCAGTCGTGTACCCCGAGAAACTAGAAAGAGCTAATTATTCAAACGATGAAGAGTTCAACGCTGTTAAGGAGCAGGGACAATTGATTGCAAAGAAGATTGGACACTGGTTGCAGGAGGAGTGGAAAGATCAAGCTATTTATCAAAACATCATCCAAATGATCATATTGACGGCAAAGCATGGTGTTTCTTTTATGCAGATATGGCCGGACAAGCGAGAGGAAAGCATTAAAACCAAGGTTTATGATGCTTTTGATATACGACTGTTGGGTAATTTAACAGATATACAAGACTCTCCGTTTATCATTAAATCCACACCACACTTGATCAGCGACATAAGAGGTAACAGTAATTACGACAAAGATCAGAGGATGAAAGTTCAACCGGATAACAAGTCTTCACAAAACGACATGAAAGAAGCTTACCTATCCAGGAGATATGGTAGAGATGGTGGAACATCAGAGACATCCTCGGCATTAGTTCACGAAGCGTTCACCAAAGAATATATTAACGAATTCGCTAGGCGCAGAATTCAACAGTTCGGCAATGCTGACAAAGTGCTTGAAGGTAAAAAGGATGGAGATGTTGTCATTAGACACACTTTCAGCACGAACGGGGTTTGGCTCAAGGATGAATATTTGGAGTACGATAAGTACCCATTTGTTGATTTCAGAATGGAGCCAGGACCAATATATCAAGTTCCGTTAATTGAGAGATTTATCCCGTCAAACAAGTCTTTGGATCAAATTGTCTCCAGGCTAGAAAAGATATTACACACCCACACTGTTGGTATTTGGCTCAAAAGGAGGGGTGAGCGATTTGATATTAGCAATCAAGCCGGGGGGCAGGTTGTTGAATACGACTCAACACCACCAACACAGGCAAACATGGCTCAAGTTCCTGCTTGGGTATTTAGTGTTATCGACTTAATTAACAGCTTTATTGAAGAGCAGGGTGTAACAACCTCGGCACTAGGCAAGATACCTGGAGGAGTTAAGAGTGGTAAAGCAATTGAGTCTTTGAAAGAAAGTGAATTCGCAAACCTAGTTATTGCAAACAGACAACTAAAAGAAACTGTACGTCAAATTGCACAAACCTATACCAGGATAGCTCACGATTTCTTCATTACTCCACAGACCGTTCATTTCATGGATAAGGGAGAACCTAGCTATTTCGACATAATCGGTCAAAGAGGTGTTGAGGCCAGAGAAGAGTTGAATTTTGAAGTTCCGGAGGGCATTGTCCCTATTAAAAAAGATTTGAAAATAGACATAGAGATTCAATCGGGCCTTGGATTTACCAGAGAAGGTCAGATACAGCGAGCAACCGACTTATCTCAGTTCATGTTACAAATGGTCCAAGCTCAAGCCATGCCACCACAAGCTATGCAAGTCTTCGTTAGACAGTTGTTGGAAATCTACCAATTCGGATCAATAAGTGAAATAATGGAAGCAATAGACGAGAATCCGGCAGAGGGTGATCTAACCAAAGAACAATTGGATAAAGTGAAACTAGCAGTATTAGAGGTTATGAGCGATGTTGAAAAAGCCAAGGGTAGTCCACAAGAACAACAGGAGCAAAGAGTAACAGAGGCCAAGGTGGGTGCGGCGCAGGCAATCAAAGACATACAAGAAGCAATGGGAGGCGGACAAGCACCTCAAGGGGAGCGAGAAGAAGCTAAGCCACCATCAAGATCTATATCTTTTAAAGATTTACCACCAGAGGGACAAGCACAATTGGCTAGACAAGCAGGAATTGATATAACGGCTGAACAAGCAGCCAGACAACAAATACAAGGAAAGGGAGGTGAGTAGTATGCCAGCAAAACTAACAGCAAGCGAAGCAGCAAAAAGAGCAAGGAGAGGAAGAAGAGTTAGGGAAATCGTAGAGAGCTCAGTTGGTCTTCGATCAGGGAGAGCATTGGGTAGAACAGGAGACATTGCCGGGGGGGTGTTGCGAGGAGCAGTAGCCAGCCTTGGTTTGGTTAACCCAGCAAAAGCAGCCAGAGCAGCCGGAGCAGCCAGAGCAGCAAGTTCACTTAAAAGAAAGAGAAGAAGGAGAGGAAGAACACTCAGCCCTTCTGAAAAATTTAGGCGCAGATCAAAAATAAATTCAATTACAGGAAAAGGAACACCTGAAGCTAAAGTCACAACAAGTAGAAGAATACCAAGAAGAGGACCAATAAGAACAAGATGAAAGAACATGTAATGATTGAATACCAGTTTATCTTCGAGCCATCGAAGACGTGGGGTCATGTCAATGAGTTTGAGAACTTTTTTGTCAAGGCCCTGGATAGTATTGACTTGAAAGGTGTGTCGGTTCCTCTACTCAACAATCCAAGCAAAAAAATAATCATGATTGTCAAAAAACCAGAAGAGACACCAGCACCACCAAAGAAAAGAAACAATCCCAAGGTTCAACTCAAAAACATTAGAAAGCAAATTAAGAAGAAATAATGGCTAATACAAAAAGGGTCAGAAACACAGAATGGGCTGAACTTACTGGAATAAAAAGAAGTACAATAGCTCAGCGTATTTATGTATATAATTGGAGTTTAGAAGGAGCTTTGACGAAAGGAGGGAATTACATTGGCTAATCAAAACGCATCACACGATGACAATAAAGTACCAGCACTAACTTTCCACGCTGGAACAGCTGGGACGTCTGAAACAATACGCTGGACAGGTCAGGCCAGTGGTGCAGCAAATGTCCACGTAACTGGTGGTACACAAGAAATCAGAGAAACCTCTCCTGGCACAATAATAGCTTTTGTAACAGATATTCCTGGAGCGGGTACAGCTGTTCAACTGGCTTCAAACTCCATATCGGCTGGTGTTTTACAAGCTCCATCAACCAACACTGGAAATGTATACATAGGAGCATCTGATGTATCTTCATCAATCTTTGGAGCGGAATTGCAGCCGGGGCAATCAGTTGGCTTCGCAGGAACAAACACTAACCTTATTTATGTGGATGCGGCAACAAATGGAGATGATGTAGCCTTTTTAGGATCTTAGATATGCCATTTCTACCACCATATGGATCACCACCAACACCAGATGCCTCTGCAACCAAAAAGGGGAAAGTTGAGCTTGCGACAATTGCTGAAACAAACACTGGAACGGACGCTACCAAAGCTGTAACCCCAGATGGATTAACTGGTTGGACTGGCTCAGCTCAAATTGTCACCACTGGGGCCTTAGACTCTGGATCAATTACTTCAGGATTCGGATCTATCGACATTGGCACCAATACTCTGATCGCTGGAAATATAGAGTCAGGAGTTGCAGACACAACACAAGGTCTTATCACTGTACATGGTTCCGGTAGTGGTTCATCTGAAGGGGGAGAAATTAGACTCGGTATAGCTGCTGATCACGACACCTCTTTTGGCTTCTGGCGCATAGATATATTCGAGGATGACTTGAGGTTGGGACTTGAGGGACAAACACAGGTTACATTTGACGCTGATGGGATTAACCTATCTTCAGGAGATGATTATTCTATTAACGGAACCTCTGTTTTGAGTGCAACTACGCTAGGTAGTGGAGTTACTGCAAGCTCTTTAACTTCGGTTGGAACCATAACTTCTGGAACCTGGGAGGGAACAACTATTGCTGTTGATCGAGGAGGGACAGGAGCAACCACTCTGGGTGATGGTTATGTTCTGCTTGGAAGTGGAACTGGTGCTATTACTGCACTTGATGTAACTGCCAAGGGATCACTCCTTGTGGGAGACGGAACTACTGATCCTGTAGCTCTGGCTGTCGGAGCAAACGACACTGTATTGACAGCCGACAGCAGTGAAGCAAGTGGAACTAAATGGGCTACCGTTACAGCTACAGAGACATCTTCAGTTTTAGATATAGATGTCTCCACTGCAACTGTTAGCAATACAACGACAGAAACGACGGTGTATTCTTTTTCAGTCCCTGGCGGGACCTTGGGTACGGGAAACGCACTTCGTTTTAGAGGCGCTATGGATTTTACTACAAACTCTGGGAGTATTCAGCTTCGTCTCAAGTACGGATCAACTACAATAGTACCATTGGGTACTTTTGCTCAAGATTCGAACGGAAGTTTTCTCGAAGCACTGCTGAAAGCTGACGGAGCAACCAACTCTCAACAAGCTGTCTTCTTTTACACCCATACTAGTTCTGGTGGTGATAAAGGAAACAAGGGAACCGCTGCTGAAGACAGCACTGGAGCTTTAACTTTTTCGATTACTGTAGAATTTAGTGATGCAAGTGCAAGTAATGTCTTTAACTTGTTTACAGGGGTCTTAGAAAAACTAACCACATAACATGAAAACCATAACAATAAACAAAACCAAGGACATCAACCTGCAAGCTATGAAAGATGCCTTAAAGACTCAATTCGGATCCAGATATAAAGATTTTAATGAAACGGGGTACGGAGATACAATAACAGTATATTTGAACTCAACTAAGGTTGGAGACACGGCTGCTTTTCAAGCTATTTTTGATAGTCACAACTCCACCACACTAACAACAGAGCAAATAGGTGATAAGCGCAGAGAGGCATATGGATCCATCAATGATCAACTGGACATGATTTACTGGGATAAAGTAAACGGTACAACCCTTTGGAAAGACCATGTCTCGTCAGTCAAACAAAGCAATCCTAAATCTTGACAAAAATCACCTCTTTGTTTAACCTTTGGCTGTGGAAGAAATAACGCTCAAATTTACCCCCGAACAATTCACCAATTTACGGCTTTTTTTGAGTAGAGTTACCTTAAGAGGGAGCGAGGTCGATGAGTTTACAAAGATTGCTAGAATTGTTGATGCTGCTGCACTCCCAGAGACTCCAAAAAAGAACCAGCCAAAGCAAACTCACTCAAAGGCTTGACACTCAACTTCAGAGACACATATCATTAGGCAGTCGAGTAGCAATGATTTTTAATCATTTGTTGCCAAACTAACGCTCTTGAGGCGTTGTGGATGCGGCTCCCTGATAAGGGAAACCGATCTCGACGACATAGAAGGAAACGAAGGGAGGTGAAAAACAATGGCTAACGACAATTCTGATTTTTTTGCAGAGAAATCTGATGATACTCAAAAGGAAACTATTGAGGATCAGGCAGATGATGCACCTAGTACAGTTAAGGTGGGAGATAAAGAATATGATCCCGATGAGTTGCAGGAACTAGTTGGTTTGGGAGAGTTGGGTCGTGAGTTGGAAGATAAGTACAACACAGACTTTGATAGTTTGAGAGGTGCTTACACAAAGACCACACAAGAGCTCGCAGAGCTTAGAAAGACACAACAAGAACAAGAACAACAGCAAATTCAACAGCGCGCACGGCAAGGAGAACAGCTCAGTCAAGAAGAGCAAGACAGGCTCGCTGAAGCTGAACTCAACAGGCTCGGTTATACAAAGCAAGAAGATATTGCTAAGTATGTTAACGAAACTGTAGAAGCTCGCGAATTGATTATGGATACCGAGGATTTCATTGAAGAACAGAAATATGAAGGTAAACCAGAAGCAACAGTTGAAGAAGTTTTTAGAGAGATGCAAAGGTCTAATTCCAACATGGAAGAGGCTTATAGAAATCTCTTTCCCTCTCAGATTAAAGCTTGGGAGGATGCAAAGCTTCAAGAAGTTCAACCAGAGGGTCTAACTACGGATTCCACCTCGACAGCAGGTAGCAAACAGCCAGTCAGTAAGACTTTTAGGGGAATGGGAGATGACGATCTAGCGGCACTCATAGACCAAAAACTGGGTGGTTAAAACAGAGAGGAGGTGAAAAATTATGGCAGTAAATGTATTAGACACAAGCGATTTGTCTGCAACGTTGCAGAC